ATTCTTAACGCATTCTACGATGTTGGAATTGAGAATCCGGTCTGCTTCTCAGCAATGAAAGATGCGCTGTCCGGGATTTAGTTTTTCATAGAATTTAGGTTAGTTAGAGAGGTAGAGCCGGTTCAGGCCGGCTCTTTTTTAAAACATGAAACAATGAAAGAAGATCGTAAAGTAATTAAAGTGAAATGGCTTAAGCCTCATTGGGCTTATTCCTATAATGCTAACGAAACTGGTTCTGTATTCGCAGATGTTGCACCTTCTCTTTTGAAAGGAGGGTTTATATTACCAGTCCCTGATAAGGAGGATGATAAAGTGAATCCACTTCCGGAAGACCTGCCGGTAAGAGATCTGCTCTTTGAAAATGGTTTTGATACTATTGAAAAAATCAAAGAGGCAGGTGATGCCATTACCGATATTAAAGGTATCGGCAAAGGTACTTTGAAGACTCTGGCCGAATGGTTTGAAACCCGCGAAGCAGGCAAGTAATGAGAATTCGGTATAAATTAACGGAAGCCGCTGCATTTTCCCCCGCATCTCTTGCGAGGCTTAAAAGAGCATTGCGCATTGAGCATACCGATCAGGATACATACCTGCAGGAGTTGCTCGACAGTGCAGTGGAAGCTTCACAGAATGCAACCGGAAGGCAGTACGCATCAGCCAAATTCACTGCTTATCTCGATTCATTTCCTGAATCCTTAGAGGTGGAAATCGAAAAGGGATTGGTGACGGCCATAACTTCCGTTAAATATTATGCCCCGGGAGCTTCCGGATTAACAACCCTGGATAGCTCTAAATATGAGCTCGATAATTCTGATCTTACTGCTCGGCTCCGCTTCACTGAATCATTCAATATCGACACTGAAAAGTTTAATCCCATTCAGGTTGAGTTAACCTGTGGCTGGGCCAGCGCACTCGCAGTGCCCTTAGATCTGGTTGAAGCAATAATACTTCGTGCAACAGAATCCTATTTGCATCCGGATAATCAATTGCAGGTTTCCGGAAGAATTACCGCTGCAGAGCTGAAGGAAAGTAACTACAAAGTACAACGGTACTAAAATGGCAGCTGATTTTAACATCGGTAAGTTCAACAGAAAGGTTTCCTTCCAGACTGCCACAAGCAGTAAAACAAGCGGAGGAGGAATTCAGAAAACCTTTTCTCATTCATTTTATGGATGGTGCGAAAGGGTTATGAATCCGAATGTAACCGAACAATACAGCAATCAGAGAATAACGGTGCCTTATGAGTATGTATATCGTACTCATTACAGATCAGGTATTGACGAAACAATGAGGATAGTAGACGGATCTGTGAGCTATAATATACTTGCAGTGATCTCAGACGACAATAAGATGTTTATTGAACTTCCTGTCGAAAAAGTAACGGAATAGTATGTCTTCCAATTTCACATTGAGCGGAACCGAAAACCTGACCAGGATCTTTGGTGATTTCCCTGAAGAGGGATACAGAAAGCCAATGATCCGGGCATTCAGGAAAGCGGCTGTGCCCGTGAGAAAGGCAATGATAAGCAATCTTCCGTCAGAACTGAAAGGACTTTCAAAGGTATTTGCTATCCGTACATACAAAGGATCTGAGCCGGAAGTTGGGATAGGTGTTTTTCGTGGAGAGAAAACATTTGTAAACTCAAGAGGAATAGGTTGGAATCCCTGGCAGATAATATACTGGTTCAATTACGGAACCCTCGCAAACCGCCTCGCTGGCCATTCATTTTCACGGCCAAGAGGTAAGAAAACTGCCACATGGAAAGGAGGCATAAAACCAACTCAATTCGTGGAGCAGGGCGTTGAACAGGGTCTTCCTTCAGCTCAAAGAATTTTTGACCAGGAGTTTGACAAAGAAATGACAAAGTTTTTTACCGACAGAGCAGACAGATGATAAGCAATGCAATACAAACGGTAGTAAGTGCGATCATCCCGAATACTTTTCAGAGTATTGGCGATGAGAATATTGCAAAGCCGTATTGCATTCATGAGGAAAGTGATACCCCTGATTACCATAAAGCAGGCTTATCTGGCTACTCATGGTCTGTTGAAATAGGAATAATACACAACAAACCTGATAGTGCAGAAACTTTGGCTGTCAGTGTCAAAGCAGCTGTGGAAGCTCTTCAGGGCACAACTAATGACAGCACAATCATAGACCTGGTTGAATACCTGGGAACGACTCCCGGCTTTAATCAGGAAACCCGCGAATATTTGAAAATGATTCATTTTAATATACTTACGAGAAACCGATAAAAATAAATAAAATGGACGGAACAAGAATTTTTCAGTATCAGCTTACCCTGAAATGGGGGACTAAGCTTATAAAAGGGCTTAAGGCAGTCTCTTATAAATCAACTGCCAATACAGAAGAAACTCTCCTGAAGGAAAATGAAGGTGTTCCTTTCGAGGAAATGCTCGACTTCGACGTGGATCTTGGTATTTCAGGTGAAACATGGCAGCCTGGTACAAGTGAAGCTTCAAACCTTGAAAGCTTTGAATCCCTTCGTGAAGCTATCGGTCAGTCTGTTGCATTTGTTTATGGCAATATGGCCACAGGCGGTAAGATTGTTACCGGTACTGCAACTCTTGCAGACTGGTCAGAAGATGCCGGAAGTGATAAAAAAGCAGCTACCTGGAGCGGAACAATAAAGGCAACCAGGGGAACAGTTGAATTTTCTACAACCTCAGTATCGTAATGCATAACGATTATCTGAAATTATCGAATGGGCGCAGCGTTCGTATTGAATGGAATATGAACGCTCTTGCCATCTGGAAAGAAAAAACAGGCAAGGAGCTGTCTGATCTTTCAGTTGGCCGTGGTGATCCGGCCACAATGCGGACAATTGCCTGGTGTGCAGCTTTGGAAGGAGAAGAGGCTGATGGACGAATTCTTGATCTGTCTGAAATAGAACTGGGACGACTGATGGATATGGATTGTGTGATCAAATTTGCACAAATACTCACATCACAAGGGACTTCGGAAGATCAAAAAAAAAGCGACCACAATACGAAGAAACCGAAATTGTTCTTTCGTCAGGCAAAGCAATAACCTACGGAGAACTGAAGCAGAAAGCGTTGGGTGCTATGGGTATAAGCCCACTTGCATTTAAAATAATGAGAGTTGGTGAATTTTTCGATGCTCTTGCAGGATATATTGAACAGGAAGAAAAAAGGTTTAAAGATCATGCTGAATTAATAAGAGCTTCAACGGTAATCTTGAGAAATATTCACGTTCATGTTGCTTCAGATTTATTAACTGCTCATGAAATGTGGCCGTTTCCCTGGGATAAAGACGAAAATAATCCGACTGATGAACAAATAAAGCAGCTTGAACATAACGCAGAACTACAGGCTGAATTTTTAAATAAACGCTATGGGAACAGTAATCAGCAACCTGAAAGCTAAGTTTGGAGTAGATACCTCAGACTTTAAAAAAGGGTTAAAAGATGGTGAAAAAGCAACTGCTGATTTTAAGGATGCAGCCGGGTCTACCCTCGATGAGTTCGCTTCTATGTTCGGCATTCAAATGTCTTCTGTTACATCTGCTATCAATACGACAGGAAAGACCCTCAATTTTTTAGGCTCATCTTTTAAGGCTGCAGCCAAAGGAGGTGATATACTCACCATATCAATGAAGGTGCTGAAGTGGGCTGTTGTTTCAACCGGTCTGGGTGCCCTTATTGTTGCTCTTGGATCTCTTATTGCCTATTTCGGGAAAACTGGTGAAGGTTCAGACAAGTTTGCAAAGATCATGATGCAGCTCAGGTCGGTTATTGATAATGTAATTGATCGCCTGGCAATCTTTGGAAAGGGTTTATGGGACATTATGACCGGCAAATTTAAGAAAGGCTGGGAGGAAATGACCGGGGCCTTTAAAGGAATGGGTGAGGAAATAAAGAATGACTGGAAGGCTGCTGGAGATCTTGCAGATAAACTTGACGCTCTCGATGATAAGGAGATTGCTATTATGGCATCTCAGGAAAAGCGAAAAACCCAGGCAGAAGAACTTCTCCGGAAAGCAAAGGAGGAAACAGACGATGCCCGGGAAAAACTCAGGTTACTTAAGGAATCAAAGAAGATCTATGCTGAATACTATTCAAATGCTATCAGCCTGGAAGAAGAACGCTTATCACTTATGCGGCAACAGCTCGCGCTACAGGCGAAAGATCCAACTGATGAGCAAAGAAGGGCTATTGAGGAACAGGTTACTAAGGTTCAGGCTCTAAAAACAGCACAGGAACAACAGTTAGGAAGTTATACAAAGCTCGTTAATGCAGCAACCAAAGCTGTAAAAGCACTTGATTCTCAGTTCCGCTCATTTGCAAACTTGAAAATGCCGGAGTTCACCAATAAGAAAGAATGGGAGAATATAGAGCGGAGTATGAATAAGTTAAGGCAATCGACTATTCAACTACATGAAAGTATGGGAGCTCTATGGGATGTTTTTGGGAAGGTCGCAATTGATGTGGGCAAGGAATTAACTTCTTCATTTCAATCTGCTGCAGAGGGGTTTGGTGAGTTTATTGGTCAGCTTGCATCAGGCCAGGCTTCACTTAATGACTTTGGAAAATTCATAGGGAAAATGTTTGGAGATGTTGCAATTGCCATTGGTAAGGTCGCTATTGCTTCAGGAGTTACTGCCCTGGCATTAAAAACTCAGTTATTTTCTAATCCTTACGTTGCCATTGCTGCCGGCGCAGCTCTGATAGCATTGGGCACAGCAATTAAATCTCAGCTGTCTTCTGCTGTGTCAGGTGCTTCCGGAGGTAGTGGCAGTGTTTCAGGAGGCACAGCGACTTATGATGTAAGGACAACAGCGATTAAAACCGAACCTGTAAAAGTGAATGTAACCGGAAGGCTTGAAGCAAGCGGAAAAACACTGGCTTTTGTATTAGAACAGGAGAATCAAAGGAAAAATTCAGCAACTTAATGGCATACGGACTTAAATATCAATTATTGTGCACTACCCGCAGGAGCAGTCAGCTTTATAAGCTGAACATCAGCTTCGACGGATATACAGGTGCGCAGATTGATCGAAATGTTCCGCTGTCTCCATTTAAGTTACGAAAAGACAGGGCTTCAACTGTTCGGGGTACTTCGTTTGATTTTATGATTCGCGAAGAAGTTGACTTTGAGTTCCTTGAATTCTATACAAATAGCTACAAAAAAATTAAGGTTGAGCTAATTGACCCTGATGATGATGTTATTTGGTCGGGCTTCAATCTTCCCCAGCAATATTCCGTAGATTATGTTCCTTCTCCCGTTAATGTTTCGTTTACTGCCATTGACGGTCTTGGGAATTTAAAAAACGAAGATTTCACTCTTACTGGCCGTGCCACTCAGCTTGCAATAATAAAGCATTGTCTTGATAAAACGGGTCTTGCACTCGATTATTCAATTGCCATAAATACTTTTGAAGAGCATCATACAACTGATCGAACTCCTCTTGCCCAGACCTGGGAGGAAGCAGGTATTCATGTCGGAAAGACCTGTTATGAAGTTCTTGAAAGGATACTGAATAAATATGAAGCTGAAATAACACAACTGCGCAATAAATGGTACATAACCTGCACTGCCGACAGGCAGAGCGAGCGTATGTTATATACTACCGAAGGAGTCTATTCAGGCACAGAAGCAGCACCCGCGGTACTGATGCTTAATTATCCGGGATCCGGCGATGTTGCTCCAATTGGGAAACTTGGCCTTTCACTTATACCGGGTGCGAAGCAGGTAACATTTACAGGGGAATATGGCAGGCGCACTTCAATGCTGACTAATTCTGACTTTACTGCGGGAGATACTGGTTGGACCAAAAATGGCGCATTCAGCAGCGAAGTTTCTTCTTATGCAGACGGTAAGTATTTATGGATCTCAGGCTGGACTTATGAGGCTAATCAGTACTACTATCAGCAGCTTGTTTTAAAAAGTGCTCTTTACCAGCAGTTTGTTTTTTCCTGGAAAGTAGGGGCTATAGGTTACAATAACTATGGAGGTGTTTATACTCCAATTCTGCTCGACGTTTCTGTCATGGTTAAATATACTATGGTAGGAGCTACCTTATATCTATCCAAAGAATCCGGGTGGGTAACAGACGAAACGCTGATAACAATGTCCGTTACCAGCCAGATAGGAGGCACACCGAAACTTAATAAAACTGAGATCTATGCTGATGCTCCATCCGGAGACGGCACTCTTGAGATAAGGCTTATCAGGATCTTCGGTGATAATCACGGGGGCGTTTGGCAGGGTGCTGCATTTGCTGATATAGAAGCTTACTTTCTTACCGATGGTGAATTATATCCTTCTGAGTTTAGCCTAAAGGCTGATTTTGTAAACAGTACTGAGCCTGGAATACTCTCAAATGTGCCAATAGCTTCTGCAGATGCTCCGGATCTTCCTAATGCAAACCTGATCTATAACAACATAACATTTTGCGATAACGAAAACAATGTTTCCACAACTCTATGGCACCGGCTCGGAGATACAAATACTTTTTCGCTCATCAAGCAGCTTGCTGAGATACTGGCAAGTAATAACAGGATTGCCAGGCAGATGCTCCGGGGTACTATTAAAGGCGGAGTTATTCCTTTTGATGCCATTATCGAGCACGCTTATAATTCTAACAAGCAATTTGAAATTGCAGAATGCGAATGGGATATCTATGAAGAGACTTATAACGTTGTGCTGATTGAGCTTCTAAGCTACGCACTGCAGCATATTATTTTCTCAGACGGTGATGAAATTTTTGAGACCGGCAATGAAGTGCTGATTACTACCGATAGTATTGATACAATTGATAACGGACCAACAGGAGGAGTTATCAACCCGCATATATACTTCACAAACTCAGGCCCGGCAGGAGATTATATTATTGACTGGCAGCTAAAGGATCAGTATGGTAATGTGATAGATTCCGGGGGAACAGAAGGATATTTTGCTGAAGGCGTAAACGATGTTTTAATAACAATGTCTCTTCCTGAAACAGCACAGGAAGGATTAGTTGTTCATGCTGTTATCAATGGTGCATATGACGAAGGTGCGACTTCGAACGCATTCAGTGCTGTTGAAATAACGTTCAATCATTTTGATACAGTTCCGAACCAGATACCAAATACGGGCTTCAATTCAATATATTATGAGGTTACTGCCTCGGATGCCTGCACGATAAGAGTATATTGGCAGATAAGGAATACAACAAATACGGTTATAAGCAGCGGATCTGAGGTGAAGATAATCGCATCAGGCACTAATACTTATCAGCTTATGGGCACTATTCCTGATTTCACCGGACTTACAGATTGTGATATACAGGCTGGGCGCAGCTCCACAAATATGGAAATTGAATCGAACGGTTTTGCTATTAACGACTAAATTGAAATACCATGCAGGAATTAAATCATTCAAAATTGCTCGGAGTATTGGCAGGAGAGGCCGGAGACTATTATATAGGAACTACTGCTGTTACAACGAAAAAATTTGCAGCTATTGTTATCGGCCCGGATGGAGCAACGGTAACAGTTTGCAAAATAAGGGGAGTTGATGTAATGACCGAAAGGAATTACGGAGTTCTGCCGGCAGGATACATAATGACAGCCGGTGGTGATGATTACTTTGATGCTATAACACTTTCGGCAGGTAATGCATCAGGATTGCTTTATCATGAAGATTCTGCTGTAACACTTTCTTCCATTGCTGTCTCCAATGGAGCAGCCGGCGCAGCTATGACTGGAACCATAACCTTTACAAATACCGGTAATTCCGGGAGCTTAAGGATTCTATGGCAGGTTAAAAATGCAGCCGGAACAGTTGTTCAAACAGGGGAGAAGGTGGTGTATTTCTTAAAGGGTACCGGCCTGACGGTAAGTTTAGCAGCAGGAACCTACTATTCAACAGTTGCGACAGGTTACAAGATGGATATACGGATTGAAACAGTTACCGACTGGACCGAATCAACAAGCTTCAATATAACCGCATAATATGCTGAAATCATTAGGCATAAAAGAAGTGATCGCTCTTCTCAGCTTCCTGGGAGGAGTGGTCATGTTCATATATGGTCTTGGTTTTAAGAATGCAATGAAAGAGACAAACAATGCAGAACTTATTACTAAGATAGATACGCTTGATAATAAGATAATGAAACTCGGAGTGATCGTAAACAAATACGGTAAATCTATTTCAGAGATCCAGCATGCAAAAGAGGAGGAAGATACAAAACTGGCATTCCAGAGAGCAAATTTTGTTACGCTTGAAAAAAGCTACCTAGAAAGTCTCAAACTTATTGACAGAATTAATCTTGTAGTTAAGTATTACGAGCAGAAACAGCGGTACCAGGATTCGGTGGCAAGGACAATAAAGCACGGATTTACAATGGAGCAAATAAAGTGAATGAACACGGTTCAATATGGTTTGCAATAATATACCTGGCTGTCATAGCTGGCGCACTGGTTTATTCCATTTGGCAGTCATTTATCAACAATAATACGAAAGTCAATGACAAAAGAAAAAGAAACTGAAAAGCTGCCGGAACCGGGATTCATAGAGCAGGCGAATGCCCTTATAGATGAAAGCTATGGAGTACAGATTGAAGATCCAAAATTTGGGCATGGTTTGCTGCCCAGGGATCACAAGCTATTGGTAAGGATCATGGATCTTCAGGTCAGTCATGTTTATGATGTACTTGTGGAGGAGTTCGGAAAAAAGGTGGCTGAGCATTACGGACCCATCATGAACGAACTTGAAAAGCTTGCAGAAGGGCAGCAGCGCATTGATGCAAACCTTTCCAGGATTGAAGCAAGAATGGATGAGTTTGAGAAGAAACAAATGGAATTTGATATGGAGCTTGAAAAGCTTAAGATCATTCACAAAGTGCCGGCAACGTTCGATGAAAGATTGAAGGAAGTTGAGAAGCTAATTCCTGCTATTGAGGAATCGAAGAAATACATGTCTCCGAAATGGACCGGAATACGCTGGGGTACAGCAATTATTATTGCAACTCTTCTGGGTATTGTGATACATGAATCCGTACCCGATTTCTTCCACAAGATCTTTCAATGGTTACGCAAATAGGTTGAGAAATGATACAGAGACCGAGACATTTTGACCTTGATGAAATTATCTGCCCTCACATGCTTTTCAAATATGGGGAGATGGCATGGCAATTCTTTGACCAGAAGCAGCTGATTCTTCTCGACTGGGTGCGGGATAAACTTGGTCCAATGTCGGCAAATAACTGGTTTCATGAATATTTCGAATCTGATTATATCAAAGAATTGAAGCGGGTTATTGGAAATAAGGAGCCTGTAATTTCGAAAAACCTTCCGCCATATTCGCTTTCGATGTTCAGCCAGAGGGGCTTGAGATGTAACCTATGCAGCCTTAATCTTGACAAAACGAGCAAAGGGATTATTTATGTCTCTCCGCATTTTACTGGCCAGGGAACCGATTATGATGTAAAAGGAATGACAGCAGAGGAGGTGAGGAGTTGGCTAATCGCTCACCAGGAGGAATTGCCATTTCCAATCAGGCTTGAAAGAGGAGTAAATTGGGTACATATGGACTCAAGAGACGCTGGGGCAAAAGTTGTTTTAGTTGATCCATGACATTATCTAAAAAAGTAATCCGATGTTAAGAACTGCAATTAAGATATCGCCATTTACAGTAAAGGGTATTTCAAAGCCTAATGGATCTCCGAGCGGGTTGACGTTGACAGTTGATTCAGATACTCAGATAACCGCACATTGGACAAATGGAGCAACAAATCAGGACGGCACGAAGGTATATATTTCTACTGATGCAATAAACTATACGTTAAAAGGCACTGTATCTGGTTCATCTACATCATTGGCTGTAACGGGATTAACGGCGGGAACGAGGTATTATTTTTACGTGATTCATTACAAGGGAAATAAAGAAGGCATTGCATCAAGTATAGTTAATGCTTATACTTTTGATTTAGATGCTTTGGCATATATAGCAGCTGAATCGATATCAGGACGTTTGCAAAAGAATGCAATTAATAGACTTGTAATTGATTTTAAAGCAATAAATAGTATTTCTGCCAATTTTATAAATTTTGGCAATATCAGTAGCTCTACTTTAAAAGCTATATATTTGTTTGTATGTGCAGGGACTTATGATAAGTTTAATCTCGTCAATCCTTTAGATTCTGATGCTAATTTTAGATTAGTTAATGCTGCTACACCCACCAAATCAATTAAAGGGGCTAACTATGGTTCAAATTATACGGACTCTAAGCTAAACACAAGGTCGGCTCTTTCTTTCACAACTAATCATATTTGTTACTTTCTAGCATTGAATGAGTATTTCAATGGAAATACAATGGATATTGGTAGTTATGGAGGTTCAACAGATGCTTTTAGAATGTCGTCGGGATATGGAGCGGACTGTACTGCGCTGTTTCATGTGGGAAATGCACAAATTACAAGCCCCACAAATTTAACGAAAAATGCCTCGGGGCTATTCCTTGGAAACAAATTGGGAAATGCAATAGGAGATGCAAGTTTACACAGAAATAATAAAGTCTTAGCAACGAACGGCTCTTCCATTTCAGGTACGTTACCCAACTTGACTGCTAATATTGGGATTGCTAATGGACTACCAACGTGGCAAGGGTTGAGAACCTTCGGATTCGCTTCATTTGGGGATGGGATTCCTGCTAATTGCATACAGCCCTATAAGAATGCAATTTATAGATACCTAAATTCAATTTATAGATTAACATCGATGAATATTGTTTTTGAAGGACATTCTTTTTTAGCACCTGCAAGTGATTCTTATACAATCGTTACTGAAGTCAATAATTACTTAAATACCAATGGGTATCTTGAATTTGATTATTCAGATGGGGCGGTTGGAGGTTCTACCGTAGCGGGAATGACTTCGAGGGCGTCTTCTTCAGTGACTCCATATAAAGTTGATATCGCAGACATCTCATTTCAGAATGTTCTCGTATTATGGATTGGAGTAAATGATATAGGTTCCGGGGCTACTGCATATGCAGACATGATAACATATATTAATTCGAGAATTGGGGAAGGATGGGAAGTTTTTTTATTCACCATGACTCCTTCTCATTATGGTAGTTTGCCTGCAGATTTTGAAACACAACGGAATATTTTTAATAATCTAATTAGGGCAAACGTGCCTTCTATGCCTCATGTGCATTACTACGACACTGATACTGATTCCCGTTTTAACGATCCGGAAAACGCGACATACTTTAAAGCATCTGATAAATTACATCCAACAGCAGCTTTGGGAACAATAGCTGGTGACGCAATGGGCGCTTTGATAAAATCATATTATGATAGTATCAAGATTAATCATGAGAATTTTGCAATCTCAGCCCAGGCAGGGGCCGTTATAAATCAGCTTTCGATAACATTTAGTGCAAACTTAAACTCAGGGATGACTCCCGATATATCAGCGTTCGGCATAAGTGGCAAAACAATTAATGCAATCTCAATAAGCGGAGCAGTTGTCACCTTGACTACTACAACTCATTTTAATGCTTTTGATACACCTTTAGTGAGTTATACTCAGCCGGAATCAAATAAATTAGTTGACACAAACGGGATACTTATTTCCAGCTTCACTTCTTTCCCTGTTGTTCTTGATTCTTCTATAATCCCAAGTTATTCAAATACAGGAGGGACAGGAAATAGATCTGCACTGATAACGGTAGCTTCAACAGTTAGTTATTTGGCTGGTTCAGGAGCAAATTTCGTTGATGGATTACAAACTGATTCAAGATTTAGATTCACAGGTGAAGCAGTTTCAGGGAAGTATATCCAATTTGACTTTGGCACCGGAAATACAAAACTAATCACAGAAGCTATTTACTATGCGGGTTCATCTACTGCCCAGGGCACTTGGAGATGGCAGGGATCTAATGACGGATCTAATTGGACTAATATAGGTAATACATTTACTCTTGGTGGAACAAACACTCAATATCTGACCGAACTTAATGGAAATACTAACGGATATAGGTATTATAGATTATTAGGCGTCAGTGGAAATGATGTTAATGGTGTTTGGTTAAGACAAATGACTTTTAAAATTGCTAATGCTTAGTATTATGACCCTCCGCACCCTCATATCAATTAAAGACAACTGGAAAGCTATTTCATAACATAAGAACCAATTAAGAACAAAATAACAAAAAAATGAAAAAACTACTCTTAACACTCACGTTCGTCAAATGAAAACCCGCACCATTGCACAATATATCCTCGCAGTCCTGATTGTTCTCTGCTTTTTTAGCCTGATTGCTATATTGATCTTCGTGGAGATGCCTAAAAACAATGGAGAATTGCTTTACCTTGCTATTGGTGCGCTAATCAGTTCATTTGGTACAGTAAAAGATTATTTCTTTGGATCATCAGCTGGATCTGCAGCTAAAACTGAACTTATGTCTAAACAAAAAGAAGATGAAAAAACCTGAGCTATATGGTATCATTGCAGGGATTTTTCTAATCTTCATTGTTGGAACCTGGGCAAGTATTGAAAGGCAGGGGAGGATCCGGGAGAAGAAAGACAGAGAACGGCTCCAATATAATCAGACCCAACTGCTGCAGGAAAACCAGAAATACATCAAAATTACTCAGAGCCTTGATGAATTTAAGAAAGGAATTACTGCCAGACTGGATTCAATGCTAAAGGCTGATAAAATCAAGCCGAGACAGGTTACAAATGTGATTGAGCGAACATATTATTATCGCGATACGAGTCACGATATTATCAGTCCGTTACCTGTTATCACTCCATCAGGAGAACTCTTCCCGTTTACGGATGTGAAGGATTGTTTTACAATATCAGGATACCTGGCATTAAAGGATCAAAGGCCAATATTGACAATAACGGACCGTCAGTTTGATAATACTTCAATTGACATTGCTTACCTTGAAAGAGAAAAAAAGTTCTGGTTTATCCGGTATGGTAAATGGAGAGCAAAATTGAAACAGAGTAATCGCTGCGGATCCTCATGCATTAAAGAAATTGAAGTAATAAAGAACCGGAATCCTTGATTATAATATCAATTAGATAGAGAGTTACTACTTTTAGCTTTACTAACTTCTGTTGGTGTTATATATTTTATCTCACCCTCTAAAGCTTTTGAGAACTTAACAGCATTTGCAAATGAAACACTTTGCTTATCGCTTGTTTTAGTCCATTTGGCATTTTGCCAGGTAGATCTTAAAGTTACTCCACTGATTGCTTGTGCCATCATTTCGGATTGACTACCAGCTTTCCATTCGCTTGTAATTGAGATCGATTTCTGCAGGCATGTGATATTTAGCCTTACATAAGTATCTTTTATATCTTGCTTTGATGCAGAAATATACCCTTGCTCTTTATTATCAAACTCAATATGATAATCCTGGGCAAGCAATGCCTTATATGACTGGGTGTAATTACTAGCCTGATCAATGCTGTTTTGAACTATGATTTTGTTTGCATTGATAGGAATCTGATTAATATCATCTTCCGAAATGATCGTTGTAAACATTGATGTACTCATGCATGATGTGCATAAGATGCAGAGAGCCAATATTTTTTTCAT